GCATCTGAACTTTGTCCGGATACTTTGTATACATCCATCGTATGAAAAAACTTTTCCCTTTGCCTCCCTCTTTATCCACATAGAATATCACCGTTCGATCGTCCGGTTCCATGGTCAATTCCGCTTCCAGCTCTAATTGCCATCCTCGAAGCGGTCTCGTCTCAAGCTGTTGATGTAGTGACAAGTGCACGGACAGAGATAACAATCGCGCGCCGTACTGCAACCAGAGTGAAGGAAAGTTAACAGCGCAAGACTGCTCGGTAACGTCCAACGATGGTGTGGCGCGAACCCAAGCACAGAAGTCGGCGACGGAGGGTTGCTTAGGTCGACCAACTCGTCCTGTGAGTTCTCCGAACTCACTAAAATCGCCATCTTTCTTACAATATTCCGAAGCTTGTACTTCAGAACCACGAGATGTCTCGAAGTGCCCTCGTGCGCCAAGTATAGTTCTAACGCGTCCAAGGCGGTGATTAGACTTAAAGACAGCGTATCCCTGCAGATGGGGGGTACCATTGTCGGAACCATGTTCGCGTCCAACAACCAAGTACTGGAGACCATTTCCGTCCAGATTTCCTCCGAGGTCAAGAAGATTTCGGTAATCAGACTCGGCATAGTTGTTAATAGTAAAACACCACTTACGACCCTGCATGAGAAGAATTTATGAGCGTGGGATGGGACGAATATCCCTAGGGTAATACTAGTCATTTGGGAAATTGATACCAAATGACCCTAGGGATGTTCGCATTTGAATCGTATAACAAATCGTGAAAACGCAAGGCGAGTCCCAGGAAGCGGGGGTGGCGGTTCCTTCGCTGCAACAATTGCAGCGCGCCCCCGCTGGGCTACGCCCGCTCCTCCTTGCGCGCTGTAAATTGTGGCGCGCTACGGAACTTCGCTGAAAGTAAAGGAAGTTCGTTATGGAGGGCTGTCGCGGAGAATGGCTGCTCGCCTTCGGCGAGTCAGCTTAACAGCAGAAACCTTCGGTTTCAGTACTCATAAATTAAAATATGTACAGACGTAGAGCAAAACGTACTATGAGGCGTAGTCGTCGTAAGCGTGCATCCTCACGGAGGCGCGCCAGCAAATCTAAAGGTGTAGCAAGTAAGGCGTACGTACAGAAAGCTATAAGTCGTAAGATGGAAAGCAAAATGGTTCAAGTATCAAACGACTTATACTGGAACACAGTAGACGAGTTGGACAATCTAATACCATACCGACTAAGCACGCTGTACAAGTACTGTGCAGTAGGAACTACAGACCGTGGACGTATAGGCAATACTATATTTGCAACCAAAATAGTCGTTAAATATAAAATACGTGCTACTAATTTCGCAGATGATCCAGAAAAACCTGACGAACTACCAATACAGTCGTTACCTCCTATATATTTCAAATTTTTCCTGGTCAAACGGAAATCTGGTACAGGCTCGCTTGCCGAAGGGTGGTTCAATAGTAAAGACCGTGGACAAGAATTCCCAATTGAATCACTAAACTTCTCAGATATTCAAAACGGTCTAAATACAATAAATGTCGCAGACAAAACTGTGCTTAAATACAAAAGCGTTCGTTGTAAATTGACTCGTGATAACCGTAGTGAAGTAATAACGGGTAGTATGTCATACGTATTCCCGAAAATGCAAAAAATCACTCTAAACGAAAACAGTACTAACGTTGTAGACGACAGACTAATTAACCCAAACTACGCACTAGTAATGTACCCTTACTGGGGTACAGATAGCGCGTGGGGTTCAGACTGGGGTATACAGTACTCAATTCAACAATACTATAAAGATTAAAGTTCTACTATCTTATATCGATCGTTAGACATTTTCTCCATGTCTGGATGTTCGTTGCAAAAAACGGCAACATGACACTTAGACTGTAAAACCTTCATTTCACCTTGATACTTAGGGCTGTAAACTGTCCGGTCCTTTAACTGTTCAAGAATAGTGTATTGTAAAAACTCAAGACCACCACGTGGAACATTCAATAAGAATATAGATTTCGACTTATCAATTACAAAAGCTAAATCATCTCTCTTTCCTACTCCAAGCATCTGAACTTTGTCCGGATACTTTGTATACATCCATCGTATGAAAAAACTTTTCCCTTTGCCTCCCTCTTTATCCACATAGAATATCACCGTTCGATCGTCCGGTTCCATGGTCAATTC